TATAATTTGGGTCATCAAATGGCGCCATCTCTTTTCCAATTAGCATTGGTTTGATATTTTTACTGTCAAAAAGGTCCATCATGCCGTTGCGGCCTTTTTCCGCGGCTTACGTTTGGTCGGTGGTTTATTGTCTGATACCTGTGCAAGACTACGTTGCAAAGCATCCATGATATCTATAACATTATCCTGATGCTCTGCCGGGGCATTAACGATTTCCTGTCCATTTATCTTTGCCTCTATTATCTGTCTCAGTCTTATCTGGTATTCATCGTGGTACAGTTCTGGCTCAAATTCTTTGTCCATTGAGTTGATAAGCATCTTAGCCATATCCAGTTCCTGCTGCTGTAGTTCTGGATGTGCTGGTTCTTTGGGGATTTCCTTTACCTCATCCGCAAAAAATAAAGTTTCCACCAGCATACCTTTGGTCGTGGGGATAAGGCATAGAAGTTTTTCTGACTGTCCCATAACAGTCTTGGCGATAGCAATCTTCCCTTCGTCAAGCATGGCCTTGCGGAGCAGCTCATAAGCTTTATCACCACCAGCCTCAACTACTGCATGATACGTTTTATCAAAATAGATGGGACGTATATTTTTGATATCCGTAAAATGTAAA